TTTAAAGACAAGCCAGAGGACATTCCAGCCTTAAAGACGCGCATCAACTTGGCAGCCAGTGATATGTCAGAAGATTGAAATGAATGCGCTGGCTTGTTCTGTTACTTCTGCTAGTGCTAGTGGGCGCTACAGCCAAAAATGGCTGTCAGGTGAGCGAGTTTTACAATATTGCTATGTCTCGGCACAACCCGTCAGAGCGCCATCAGCAGCTTTCAATATGGCTGACAAACAATGCGCCACATTGCAAAAGTCAGGATTTGGTGGTTATTTGGAACAACGTGCCAGCATGGGCTGGAACAGCAGATTCGGCAGAAATAAGAAGCAAAATAATTCAAGGCTATCAAAATGCAATTGAGCGAGAGAAGAAATGATTGATGCGCTGCAAATACTGCTTTGGTTGGCAGTGCCTATAAATTACATCTATTGGATTTTTATTCACAATGATCCCGCCCATACACAAGTGGTATCCGATGGTGCAGCCAGAGGGCTACCCAAACAGGACAGACGCGCTTGAGCGCAGGGCTGAACGCTTGCAAGAGGAATATGCACAGGCGCTGAAGATGCGGAAAGTTAAGGACAAAATTGACGACCTTGAGTTTGAGTTGTATGTGAAGAAGGCAGAACGCAACCAATTAAGTCTTGAGATTTTTACAAATAGAAAGGTGGATTTTTATGTTTGATATTTTAAGTGGCGGCATATTAGGGTCAATCTTTGGCGGCATCTTTAGGATGGCCCCAGAGGTGTTGAAGTGGCTTGATAAGAAAAACGAGAGATCGCATGAACTCTTGATGTTTTCTCGCCAGTGCGATCTAGAACAACTAAGGGGCCAGCAAAAGCTCGCTGAGATTGGCGCTCAACGTGAGGCTGCTGTCGATGTGGGCGTGATGGATGCCTTTAACAATGCCATCACCCAGCAGGCCGAGATGGTCAAAGCTGCCGGTGGATGGGTGGCCAGTCTGTCGGCATCAGTGCGCCCCTTGGTCACGTACTGGGTGCTGTTTGTGTGGAGCTTTATTCATGTCTGGTTTGCATGGAATGCTTGGCTTGCTGGCGCTCCAGCGGTCGAGGTGTTCAAGACCATGATGACTCCAGACTTTTCTGCATTGCTGTCTGGGACAATCAATTATTGGTTTCTTGATAGAACTCTTTCTAAGCGCGGATTATGAACTTAGAACTGGCTGCTGCCCTTTGCCGCCAGTTTGAGGGCTATCGTGCCAAGCCCTATCTTTGCCCAGCTGGAGTGGCAACGATAGGTTACGGCTCGACCTACTACGCTGACAAGCGCAAGGTGACATTGGAGGACCCGCCAATGGATGAACCAACTGCCAGAGCTTTGTTGATGATAGAGCTTGAGCATACCTATCTGCCTGGTGCATTGAGGAACTGCCCAATCCTTGCCACAGACGAAAAGAAGTGCAATGCCATTGTGGACTTCTGCTACAACTTAGGGACTGGCCGGCTCCAGACCTCCACATTGAAACGAAAAATCAATGCAGGGGACTGGGAGGGCGCGAAAGAGCAGCTTATGCTTTGGACCAAGGGCGGTGGAAAGGTTTTGCCTGGTCTACTAAAGCGCAGAAAAGCTGAGTGCGCTTTGCTTGATTGAGGCATAAAATTACACCATGGCCAATGTCAAGCAACAATTAGAGTCTCCATCTATACCAAGTCTGGGATATCCCCCAGAAGCGTATGAGCGCAGGCACTTGAATGAAAACTATGGCGCTTTAAACAATTACTTCAGAAAACTGACCACAGCACTAGGTTCATTGTTTGGACCAAGGGGCGGCAAGTTTATGAATATCCCCTATGGGGCTTTTCAAGACTCAACTGACCAAGTGGCTGCCAATACCACAACGGCCTATGCGGTCACATTTAACACCACAGACTTTAGCAATGGTGTGACAATAGCCAGCAGCAGCCGAATCACTGTGGCCGATGCCGGAATCTGGAACTTGCAGTTTTCCATTCAGTTTACAAATACGACAAATGACTCTCAGGATGTCGATGTCTGGTTTCGGGTCAATGGGACAAATTCAGCCAATTCAAACAGCAGATTTGGCTTTGCACCTAGAAAGGGTGCTAGTGATCCTTATCACACCATTGCAGCCATGAATTACTTTTTGAGCTTAAATGCCACAGACTATGTTGAGATAATGTGGAGGCCAACCGACACGGGTGTGTCCATTGAACAATACGCTGCTGGAACAAGCCCAACAAGGCCGGCAGTCCCATCGGCCATTGTCACAATGAGCTTTGTCTCAAACCTACCAACATAATTGCCATCATGTATATACCACTTAAACTACCACCAGGCATCTACAGAAACGGCACAGAGTACCAGTCAGCAGGCCGATGGTATGACGCAAATCTGGTGCGCTGGTACGAGAACACTTTGCGGCCCATGGGTGGCTGGAGAAAACGTGCAACTGGCCAGATGACGGGGTTGTGCCGAGGCTTTATTACTTGGCGCGATAACAGTGCCACACGCTGGATTGCAGCAGGCACTCAGTCCAAGCTCTATGCCATGAACGAGGCTGGAACACTCAAAGACATTACCCCAACCGGATTCACGACTGGTTTGGCCAGTGCATTGTCAACGACTGGCTATGGCTATAGCACCTATGGCTCACTGGCCTATGGCACGGCAAGGCCAGACAATGGCACAAGCCAGCCGGCCACCACATGGTCCATGGATACATGGGGCGAGTATTTGGTGGCTTGCTCCAATGCCGATGGCAAGCTCTATGAGTGGCAATTGGGTTTCACGACACCCACAATTGCGGCTGCTATTACCAATGCACCAACAAGCAACAAGGCTTTGCTTGTCACTGCCGAGCGAATTTTAATGGCCCTTGGTGCTGGTGGAAACCCCAGAAAAGTGCAGTGGTGCGATCAAGAGAACAATACCCTTTGGACACCAGCAGGCGACAACCTTGCAGGCGACTATGAACTGGCCACGCCTGGCACATTGATTGCTGGCAAGCGGGTCAAGGGTGTGAATCTTCTGTTTACAGATGTTGATGTCCACACGGCCCAGTATGTTGGCGCTCCATTTGTCTATGGCTTTGAGAAGGCCGGCAGCGGCTGCGGTCTCATTTCAGCCCAAGCGGTGGCGGCCATTGACACTGCTGCCATTTGGATGAGCAAGGCAGGCTTTTGGATTTATGACGGATATGTCAAGCCACTGCCAAGCGATGTGTCCGACTATGTCTTTGGCAATATGAACTTTAATCAGTCATCCAAGGTCTATGCGGTCCACAACAGCCAATATGGTGAGATTTGGTGGTATTACCCAAGCAGTGCAAGCAATGAAAATGACAGCTATGTCACTTTCAACTACAGAGAAAACCACTGGAACATAGGCACATTGGCCAGAACTGCTGGCACTGATGCCGGAGTGTTTACCAACCCAATGGCCGTGTCCACTGATGGTTACATCTACGAGCATGAGGTCGGCTTTGCCTATGACAGCGCCAGCGTCTATGCCGAGTCTGGACCAGTCCAATTGGGCAATGGCGACAACATCATGTCAATTCGCCAAGTTGTGCCAGATGAGCAGACACTGGGTGAGGCGGTGGTCTCATTCAAAACCCGAAACTACCCGACAGCGACTCAATCCACTTATGGCCCATATACGGCAGCCAACCCGACTGATGTCAGGTTTGCAGCGCGTCAGGTCAATGTGAAGGTGACTGGTGCGGTATTGGCTGACTGGCGCATTGGGATAATGAGGCTTGATGCCGTGCCAAGTGGAAAGCGATGAGTGATCAAGAGCATTTGGAAAGGTTACGCCACCATGTGGAGGCGGCATTAGAATACTCTGGAGGCACACACAATTTTGATGACATTGCCGAGATGGTCCAGCGCAATCAATTGCAGCTGTGGCCAGCCAAAGACTCGGTGGTGTTAACAGAGATCATTGTCTATCCCAGGCTAAAGAATTTGCATTATTTTCTGGCTGGTGGCGACCTAGATGAACTCTCACGGATGAGACCAATGATCGAATCCTGGGGCAAATCACTTGGTTGCACCAGGGTGACTTTGGCAGGCCGAAGAGGCTGGGCAAAGACATTTTTGAAAGACGAAGGGTACAGTCCACAATGGTCTGTACTTGCAAAGGAACTTTAGGGGATAAATATGGCATCAATAGCACTTAACTACGCGCTGAATAATGGCATGACGCAAGAGCAATTTGATCAAAGAATCTTTGATTATGTTGCCCAAAACATTGCCACAAAATCACCAGCAGAATTGCGCATTGAAATGGACCGACTTGGCATCGGTGCAGAAGATGTGGCGCGTGCCACTGGCGTGAGTGCTGCTGATGTACAAACCCAATACACGGCTGCACTGCCAAAGACTCAGGCCGAATTGATTGCCAAGGCTGCTGCTGATGCAGAGCTTGCAGCCCGTACAGCAAGAGACACCACGGCCTCACAGGCCACAATTGCTGCGGCCCAGCAACAAGCCGCAAGGTCTCAAGGTTTACTTGGTCCAGGTGATCAAACTGCTGCGGCAGCTGCTGCGGCTGCACTTGCTGCACAGCAAAAGGCTGCGGCTGATGCTGCGGCCAAAGCTCAAGCGGCTGCGGCTGCTGCGGCTGCAAAGGCTGCGGCTGATGCAGCAGCTGCAAAGGCTGCTGGTGATGCGGCTGCATTGAAGGCTGCCCAAGATGCGGCTGCCAAGGCTGCGGCTGAAAAGGCTGCGGCTGATGCAGCGGCTGCTGCTGCTGCCAAAGCAACTGGTGATGCTGCGGCTGCTGCTGCTGCCAAGGCTGCGGCTGATAAGGCTGCGGCTGACGCTGCGGCTATTGCTGCATCAAATGCAACTGCCGCACAAAAGGCGGCAGCGGCCAAAGCAGCTGCTGACGCTAAAGCGGCATCAGACGCTGCGGCTGCAAAGGCTGCGGCTGATGCTGCTGCCAAAGCTGCGGCTGCAAAAACAACTGGCACAAACTCAGCTGGTTTGACTTATGCCTTGTCTCAAGGCATGACACAGCAGCAGTATTACAAAAACATTTTTGATTTTTACAGCAAGAATTCTGGCTTGTCTGACTCCATGTTGCGCTCAGAGATGGATCGACTTGGCATCAGCCCACAGGATGTGGCAGCGGCCACTGGTGTTGATCCAGCTGGTGTCTTGGCCCGATATAACGCTGCAAAGGCCACAACGGCAGCAGAGATTGCAGCGCAGAAAGCGGCCCAAGATGATCTGGCTGCACGCCAAGGTCAATGGGCAACACAACAAGCTAAAAATGCTGCTGATTGGGCTGCGCAGCAAAAAGCAGCTCAAGATGCACAAAACGCATTTGCCAAAGCCCCATTGACCCTTGGTCAGAAGTTTGGCAGCTATGAGTCAATTCCAATTGGCGCTCAATACAACCCTGCTGTGACTCCTGGTGGCGTGTCACCTTACAGCATGGTGATGGGCCAGATGACCCCATTCCAAAACCCTTATGCCAACTTTGTGCCTGGCACGGCATTGGGCGGCTACAACCCAAATCTTTACAACCAGATTGCTGTCAACAATGCTGATACGGCAGCTGCTGCTGCTGCCAAAGCGGCTGCTGATACAAAAGCGGCCAATGACGCATTGATGATGACTGGTGGCGGTGGTGATGGTGGCGGTACTTCTGGCGATGGTGGCGCTGGAACTGGTGCAGGCGCTGGAACTGGTAACGCAATGGCCAAAGGTGGTTATGTCCATGGTGGTCTAATGTTTGGGCCAAACCCTCCTGGTCCAGATGATGGCGCTGTCAATCTTGATATTGGTGAATATGTGATCAAGAAGTCTTCAGTCGATAAGTATGGCCGTGGACTTTTGGACATGATCAATGAAGGCAAAGTGCCTGCCAAGAAAATCAAATCATTGTTGGATTAAGGGGAAAGAATATGTCTAAAGGTGGAACACAAACAAGCTCAACGTCTATTGATCCACAGATCAAAGAAGCGTTTTTAGCAAATTTCCAGCAGGCCCAAGGTGTTGCCGGTGCATTGCCGATCCAGCAAATTGCTGGTCTCAATCCAATGTACCAGGCAGGCGAGGAGGCTCTTGTCAATACGGCCTTGGCTGGCCCAGGCATTACTGGCACTGACATTGCAGCCCAAATGGCTGGTTATGGCGGTTTCTACCAGCCAGCAACAATCACAGCGCAGCAGACAAATTTGGGGCTTGGTCAAGGACCAGGCACTATTGGCTCTTACATGAATCCATACAGCAGCATGGTGCGTACTAACGCATTGGCTGATCTGGAATCTGCACGTCAAGCGGCTATCAGGCAGACTGGCCAGCAGGCTATGCAAGCAAAAGCATTTGGTGGATCACGCCAAGGTGTGGCCGAGAGCTTAACTAACCAAGGGTTTGCCAAGCAGGCAGCAACATTAGGCACAACATTAAACGAGCAGGCATTCAATCAGGCCATGGCCATGCAACAGGCTGACATTGCACGCAAATCAGCAGCAGACTTGGCCAACCAGCAAGCAGGCTTGCAGGGTGCGCAGTTTAGATTGGGAGCAGCTGGCCAGCTTGGTAACTTGGCAGCGCAGCAGCAAGCCTTGCGTCTTGGTGGCGCTCAGGCGGTCATGGGCGCTGGCGGTGCGCGTCAGGCTCTGGAGCAGCAACAAATGGATGCAATCCGAAATGTTGGTTTGCAGCGTCTGGGTGTGGTCCAGTCTTCATTGGGTGCGCAGCCTGCAAACCTTGGAATGCAGTCTGTCACGCCCCAGTATTCAAACCCAGCAGCTGGCGCTTTAGGTGGCGCTTTGGCTGGCGCACAATTGGGCAGTGTTGTCCCAGGCATTGGCACTGCGTTTGGCGCAATTGGTGGCGGTTTGCTTGGCCTTTTAGGTCGTTAAGGGGTAGAAAATGGCAACTGAATTTGATTTGGCATCATTCTTTGGCGGTGGTGGTGACAGTGAGATTGAGAAATTACTGTCTCCAAAGCAGAAAAGCCAATTGACCATGCAGGCCACATTGGCCGCTGCTGCCCAATTACTCCAAGCTGGTGGCCGAAGCTCACAGCGCATTGGCCTTGGCCAAGCACTTGGATCAGCTTTGCAGGCTGGCCAAGGTGCTTATGAGAGGGGGACAACCAGTGCTGTCCAAAATTTGCTTTTGGGGCAAAAAATGCAAGAGGCTAAACGCGCTCAAGAATTGCAAACCCAATTGGGCAGTATTTTTACTAAACCAACCACTCCATTGAGTCCAGAGCAGCAGGCTTTGGCCATGCCTGGAATGCAAGCAGGCCCAACCATGGCCCGTGCTGAACTGGCTGCAAACATTCAGCCGCCAAGCGATGCCGAGATTAAAGCGGCTCAGTATCAACGGGCAGCAGACCTTTTGGCATCAAGAGGCAGAGGCGAAGAGGCCAAACGCTATCAAGACATGGCCAGAGACTTAAACCCACGGGCTAAAGTTGTTGGCCAGCCATTTGAGGTGACTGACACCACCGGCAAACCCATCATGGTTCAGCAGTTTGAGTCTGGCGATATCAGGACCATGCAAGGCTTTGGTCCAAAGCGTGATGTCGTCTTGCAAAACCTTGGTGGCACGACTGTGGCTGTTAACAAGTCATCATTGAAAGGTGGCGAAACATTTGCTCAGACAATGACTCCAAGCGAGATTGCCAACTTGAAAGTGGCTCAAGGCAACTTGGCCGTGGCCCAAGGCGGTCTTGGCTTGCGTCAGCAAGAATTTGCCCGTAGTGGATTTGAAATCAAAGAAGGCCCAGAAGGTTTTGCCTATGTGCCAAAAGCACCAGGCGGTCAAGCTATGCCAGTCATGGGCGCTGGTGGCCAACAACTCAAAGGTGTCTCTGGCGGTAAGCCGACAGAGGGTGAGACGAATGCAGCTGGCTTTGCCCAG